ATAACCCAGACAGTGCCTGCGTTTGCTTGTGTTGTGCCTTGTGCAATTCCTGTGCCGCTAGCATTTGTTTTATTTTCTTCTGTCGCTACAAAAATCAGTGGAACTGTTCCTGGCGCGGCTGGCGCATAGAAACTTTGGTCTATAACTGATACGCTAACGCCTGGTGATTGTAATGTTTGTGCCATCTTCAAAACTCCTTAGTGGATTACTTTGTTTTATTTAGCTTACAATCCAAAAAATTAGAGGTTAAATACCTATTGAAAAGGGCGTTAAAAGGGCGGTGTATGAGGAATCTTTGCAAACAATGTGGGGTCAAACCTGTTGCTGTTAACTACTATAAAGAAGGCAAGCCCTATTATAGGTCAAAATGTGACCACTGTAGTAAAGGCAGAAAAGGTGAAAGGCCACTATGGGCCTTATATGGTTACAAGAAAAAGTCAGTATGTGAGAAGTGTAATTTCACTTCTAAGTATCCTGAACAGTTTAATGTGTTTTATGTGGATGGAGATTTAACAAATAACCGATTCAGTAATCTCAAGACTGTGTGTGCAAATTGTCAACGAGTCCTACATAAAGAGGGCGTTCGCTGGCGTCAAGGGGATCTACGACCAGATTTCTAACTTGGTTAAACAGCTCATCAATGGTGCCATCATTTTCAAATACATAATCAAACTTAGTACCAACCCATGCAGTTTCGCTGGCATGAATTTTTAGTTTGTCCATCCTAGTCTTGGCCAACATCCAATTTATATGATGGTCTCCGGAATTCATGTCTATTGCATCTTGATACCAGTCAGGTTCAGGACCACGCTTGACACGGATAACAATGCCGCCAGCGTCTTTGATTGATTTAATTTCATTAGGGAATCGGCAATCACTGATAACAATATTGTCAGTGCTGTTACGCAGTTTATTTTCTAATGCGGCAATCCAGATATCATCGTTGAAGCCTTTACGACAAACTTCTGTACCCCAATATTGTAAGACCCAGCGAGGAGTTAATTCTGGCATGTTTAAGCGCTCTGCCCACCAAGGATCAATTTGTTCACGCCATTCACGAGCTTGTTTAGTGCGGCCTTCTAACATGGTTCTGTCCCACCCAAACACTAAACTAACTGCATCTTTGAGACTGTTGGCAAAACTTTCTCGTCTAAAACCATGAAAGTTAGTAAGATAATCTGCAATAGTATCTTTGCCTGAACCAATAAATCCGCACACACCAATAATCATAGAGCCCCCTAATATTAGCTCAAGTATATAACAGTTTTATTACAAGTGTCAACAGGTATTTTAACCAGTTACCCAAGTTAATGGAGTAGAACCTTCTTTGTAGTTGATTAGATCTAATTCTAATTGGTCCATTTCGGCTTTGGCTTCAGCCTTTAGTGTAGCACCATTTAAACCACTGCTACCTTGTGGACCGGCAATTGCGGGGAATTTTTCACGAGCTTGCCCTAACATCATTTTGGCATTGGCCAAACTGTAGTCTTTTAACCATTGCCCAGCGTAAACGTCTGCTAATAAATTAAAGTCTGGACGATAATTATACATCCAAACTAATATCTGTTCTGGTGCGAACGGACGTTGTTGAACAGTCAACGTATGATTTGTGGGGTTAAACACAAAATTGATATCGCTACCGAACATTTTACCGACCTGCTTTTGGTATCCAGCAAAGGCATAATAAGTAGCCAAGCCGCCCATGTTTGTTGAAGCTAACAAATATGTGTTTGAATACGCCAAGTTGAATGGCTCAAACAAACTTCCGCCATCTCCACCACCGGTGCGTGAACCAATACTGCGTCTAAAAAGTTGTCTAACACTGATAACTTCTTTAGGCAAAACATATTCGTTAACGTCTACAGTTAAATCTAAAAATCCATAACTTTCCTCAACAGCATTACTACTGCGTTGGCGGTATTTGGCCAGCGCACGATCAATTGCGGTATTGTAGTGTATGGGATCTAATTCAACATCAACCATTCCATCGCCCAACATGGCTTTGCAATAGTCAATTACTGTTTGGCGGGATTGTTCTGTATCGTTCATATGAATATTTAGCAATAAATATACTACTATGCCAAGACTATCTTTATACCGTCCCGAAAAGGGCAATGATTTTAAATTCATCGACCGCGTTGTCAACGAACGTTTTCAAGTGGGCGGGACCGATGTCTACATTCACAAATATCTAGGACCAGTTGCTTCTACTGGGACTAATGTTACTCCAACTACTCCCGCAAATACTGGGACCAATATTATTCCTGAATTAGGTATACAAGATGTGTTGTTCATGGAAAATAGGGACCGTAACTACGAACCTGATGTGTACATTATTCGTGGTATCTATCAAATGCAAGATTTAGATTTCAATCTAAGTCAATTTGGATTATTCTTAAACAATGATACCATAATGATGTACTTGCACCTAAGAGGTCATGCTGAAGCATTGGGTAGAAAAATTATGAACGGTGACGTTATTGAGCTACCGCATTTAAAAGATGAATATGCATTAGATGACAATTATGTTGCTCTAAAGAGATTTTATGTTGTGCAGGATGTAACTCGTCCAACAGCCGGATTTAGTGTTACTTGGTATCCACATTTAGTTAAAGCAAAATGTGTACCGTTGGTTGATAGTCAAGAATTTTCACAAATACTTAACCAAGATAGCGGCAACGGTGATGGTTCTACATTACGTGATTTGTTATCAACATACAATCAAACTATACAAATTAATGATCAAATTGTTGAACAAGCTATGTTAGACGCGCCTGTTTCAGGATACGATACTAGTATGTTTTATGTTATACCTACAAGAGAATCTGGATTACTAGATACTGCTGATGCTAGTGATACAATAGATGATGCCAGTTTAGATCAAGCAGTATTAGACGCTAGTATGGTATTGCATACACCTAGAAAAAAATTATATGTAGGCTATTTGACAGGATCGGGAGTTCCGCCAAACGGTGCAACATTTGGATCTGGTATTGTATTCCCATACAAACCAGCACAGGGTGCATTTTTCCTACGCACTGATTTTATGCCAAATGCTCTATATAGATTTGATGGAGACAACTGGATATTGTATGATAAGAATGTTCAAATGACCATGAACGAGTTTGGTGCAGAAGATACAACATCAGGTGTATTTGCTGGTAAACAAATTAGACAAACACAGAAAACTGGGTTCATCAATAATACTACCACTGCTACGATCAATAACAATGTGGTTGTAGAACGCCAAGCATTAAGCAAAGTACTAAAACCAAAGGCAGATAATTAAAATGGATTTCTTTTATGACGGTCAAATACGTAGATATTTGACACAATTTATGAGAGCGATGAGCAATTTTGCTTATCAAGATAACTCTGGAAACCTTACAAGAATACCCGTAATGTATGGCGATCCCAATCGTCAAGCCGCAAGCCTATTGAAGAAAAACACTGAAAATACAATTCCGTCAGCACCATTTATTGCTTGTTACATTAAGGGATTAGATTACGAACAATCAAGATTACAAGATCCAACGTTTGTCAGTAAGGTGCATATACGTGATAGAGCAGTTGATTCTAATGGAAATTTATTAAACACACAAGGTAGTGGGTACACAGTTGAACGTATTATGCCTAGTCCATATAAATTGACATTTGCCGCAGACATATGGACATCTAGCACTGAACAAAAATTACAAATTTTAGAACAACTTATGGTGTTGTTTAATCCTAGTTTAGAATTACAAACTACGGACAACTATATTGATTGGACCAGTTTGACTGTTTTGTATCTTAAATCAACAACCTGGACCAATAGACAAGTACCTCAAGGAACCAATCAAGATATTGACATTGCCAATTTAACCTTCGAAACACCAATATGGATTACACCACCTGCTAAAGTTAAAAAGTTAGGAATTATTACAAAAATTATTTCTAATATTTTTAGTGATGAGCCTGGAAGCATTGCTACATCATACAGTGATTTAGATGCTATCTATTCTTCATTAGGCGATGAACTAAGCACAGTGGTTGTTACACCTGGAAATTTTGAATTGCTAGTGTTAGACAATACTGCCAGTCTAGTTACAAATCAAATTGTATCAGGTGCTAATGATACATCACCACCAAACAACTCAGCAAATTGGTACTCACTATTAGATTTATACCCTGGACAATTTAGAGCACATTTGAGTCAAATCAGACTTACAACACCTGCAGGTAGTGAAATTGTTGCCACCATTAGTTTAGATCCAAACAATGATAGCAAAATGTTATTAAACTTTAATGCTGACACGATTCCTGGAAATACTATTATTACCAGTACAGTAGATAGTAGAGGAACGATTGATGCTATCATTAATCCAGAAACATTTAATCCTGCAAATCCTCGTACTGGTGTACGCTATCTAATCTTAGAAGGAATTAACGAAGTTCCAGAGTTTGGTCAGCCTGGATACAGCGGTCCAGTTGCATGGAAAAATTCTGATACTACTGATTTTCAAGCCGCAGCCAACTCTATTATCCAATGGGACGGAAGTAAATGGAATGTTATTTTCAATAGTCAAACCACCACTTCCGTATATTACATAACTAATTCATATACAGGAATACAGTACGTATGGGAGAACGGAGAATGGAGCAAGAGCTTCGAGGGAATTTACGGTCCAGAACAATGGAGCCTAGTGCTATAATACAAATTGTCTGTAGTGGCGGATTATTTCTGGCCAAGGATACTGGGCGATTTTTATTCCTATTACGTACACAAGGAAAAACTGCCGGCACATGGGGATTGGTCGGCGGCAAAAAAGAACCCACCGACGCTACACCGTACGAAGCTCTAAACAGAGAAATTGCCGAAGAGGTTGGAAAAACTTCTGAAATTAAAAAAACAATACCGTTAGAATTGTTTACCAGCAATGATCAAAACTTTCAATACAACACATATGTGCTGTTAGTGGAAAATGAATTTATTCCTACACTAAATGAAGAGCATAGCGGATATGCTTGGTGTAGTTTTGATAACTGGCCCAAGC